ACGCGCGCCGGCGCGCGGCTTCCAGGTCAGATAACCCGTCGTCTCGTCGAGCGTCGCGAAGGTGCGCGCGGCAAGACGGAACTGGCCATTGAGCGAGAGGCGGCGTTGCGCATCGGAATTCCGAGCCGGATCCTTGAGGATCAGATCCCATTCTGTCTTGATCTGCTTGGCCAGGTCGCGAACAGCGCCGCGATCGCCCTCCTTCGTCGGATCAAAACCAAGTGCGCGCGAATTCGGGGTTGGCGTTAAGCGAAGACCGGCGCCGATCAGCATGTCGACCAAGCGCATGACGATCGCGGCCGCGGTCGGATCGTTGCGGACGAGATCACGGGCGCGAACGTTGGCGAGAAATCGGTCGTAGAGGGTGGAGGACTCGCCTGACGTGAACGGTGGGCGCCAGGCGAAGGTCTCCTGCGTCTGCAGCGTCGCGCCGCGATAGGCAGTCGGAAAGGTCTCGCCGGTGCGGCCGACGCCGACGCCGTCGACGCCCATATGCGGATTCAGCAGCCACTGATCGAAATCGAGCATCGCCGGCGGCATGTTTTCAGTCTCTCAGTTCGCCGTCGACGCTGTAAGCGTGGCGCACAAAATGGCCGAGCATCGGCGCGACGGGCGCAGCGGCCGGCGCAGGCGCAGTTTGCGGATCCAGCGATAGCGGAGCTGCGACGTCGGCCGCCTGCTCGTCGATACGCTTAGCGGCGCGGCGATCTTTGCGGGACATAACAAGCCTCAAAAGATCACGTTGATGGCGCCGTGCTGCCGCCGATCGACGCCTCGCAGTAGATCGCGCAGTTCGTCCACATAGGCGCGCAGCTTATTCTCGTCGGTCGGCTTGAACTCGGTCTCCGAGCCGTCGCTCATGCGCACGCGCACCGCGGCCTGGCCCATACGCAAGCGATGGTAGGAGAGCTCGGCGTCGCGCAAGCGTTCCTCGAGGCGGCGATCGGACATTTGTCACCATGTCCCTTTATTCAGATCCGCAAGTCCGTCGCCATAAAGGCCCGTGGATTTTGGTTCTGGTAGATCGCGGGAGGAAGACGACCGCTCGCTTTCCTCCCGCTTACCCCCGACCCCGACCGGCAAAGCTTGAAATTCCCGCGGCGTGAACAGATCCGGCGCCTGCAGCTCGGCCGGAATGCCGCGCTCTTTGGCGCGCCGCGCCCAATCGTCGGCGGTGAAGCTGACAAAGTAGGCGTTGACCAGCGCCAGGCTACCGACACGACAGTCGAGAAAATGGTTCGGCCGACTGGCACGTGGTTTCCAGACCTTGCGCGTTCGGCCGCGATAGACTTCGTCCTCGAGATACTCCGAGGTGATCTGCTTGAAGTAGTTCTCGTCGAGGAAGCGGCCGAAATGGCAATAGCCAGGCGGATAGATCAGCGTCGAGCCCTGCACGATCGGCGTCAATGCGGCGTAGGTATAGAACTTCGACTTCAGCGGCCAGGTGCCGATCTGGCGAAGCTTGGCGCCGCCTTTGATCTTGCGGCCGCGATAATCGACGTCCTGGTCGGTCGAGGTGCCGAGTGGCACCTTGCCCCAACCGTCGATGCCCTTGGTCGCCTTGGTTCCAGGGTGCCGCCGCGTCCATTCATAAACGACATCGGTGCGGTAGCCTGAATCGATGCCGAATTCGTCGAAGCGCCACTTATTGCCGTAAGCGTCAGGCCATTCCCGCGCATGCAACTTGGTAAGCTCGGCAAACGCGCCGGAATCCACATCAGTCGTCGCGCCATCGAGATAGTCGGCGAAGATCGTCCAACTCTGCTGATCCGGCGCCCAGGCGACCACCTCGACGTAGATGCCGCGCATCTGCACGTCGGCGTCGATCGACAGTAGCAACGCGCCGGCAGGAATATGGCCTTCCTTGTAATCCTCGCGCCGCTGCATCAGCAGATCATGATCGGGCGCGTCGCCGGTCACATCGAACGGCAGACCGAGATAGAGGTTCCAGAATGTCTTGAGCTTGGTCGGATCGTCGCCGGCCGCGACAAACTTTTGCGCGATCGCTTCCCACGGCACGAAGGGCGAGGCCAGCGCGTCGAAATGGTAGGTCGGAAACTTGCCCGGACCTGGCGCAGTCGGGATCCAGCAGCCGGTGCGATAGACCGCGACCTTCTGCCAGCCCTCGATGATCGTGCCGCAGCACTTCGTGACGTAGTGCGCGTTGAAGGGAAACGCCTTGTTGAACTTGAGCCCGTAGCTCGAAGGATCGAACGGCGCATGCCATTCGAGCACCATGCGCTCGCGGCACTGCGGACATTCGACATGCCAACGGCGCTGATCGCCCCCCTCGAAAATCTTCTCGATCTTCGAGACGCCCTTGATCGTCGGCGTCGAGACGTAGGCACGCTTCCAGGTTCCGGAAGCAAGAAACGAAATCTGCCGACCGGCGATTAGCTCGAGCGGATCGCCCTGGCCCTCGAGATCGTCCTCGTATTCGTCGATCTCGTCGCACAGCGCTTTCTTGATCGTCTTCAGGCGGAGATCTGCAGGCGACGACGCTAAGGCCAGGTTGAGCGCACCGCCTTGGAATTTTTTCTCGTAAGTGGTCGAGCCGGCCGATGAGCGCGACGTCTGCGGATAGACCTTGCCCGGCTTGCCGTCCTTGCCGCCCAGCACCCCGGTCATTTCGATCAGGCGGTTGAGCTTGGTCGAGTTGAAGTCGGTCAAGGCGCCGTCGGTCGGCTGCACCACGAGCATGTCGCAGGGATCGCGGTCGATCGAGTGACCGATCGCGCACTGCAGCATCGTCGTGAATGCCGACTGCGCGCACTTCATCACACCGATTTCATTGACCGACTCGTCCGGACCGAGAAGATCGAGCGGCTCGACGATATGCGGCGTTCGCGCCAGGTCGATTTTCTGCCCGGCATATTCGCCGTCTGGCAGCACGATATTTTCGCCGGCCCATTTCGAGGGCGCGATCGGCTCCGGCGGTTCCAGCGCCTGGGCCGCCAGGCCGCCTATCAGCGCTAGGGCCGAATGCGTGAACGTCAGTTTCACGCCGCACCATCGGCGTCGGAATCCGCGAGCTCAACCTCGATCGGGCCGGCGACCTCTTCGGCGCGCCCCTCGGCCTCGAGGCCTCGCGCCGCGGCCGCGGCAGCGCGTCGCGTATCGAAAACCGCCTTCTTGAGCACGGCGCGGACCGCCGGCTTTCCTTCCCTGCATGCCGCGATTAGATCGTCGTCGAGCAGGAGGAGCTGCTCGAGCTGGCGGTTGATCGCATCGATCAGCCGGTGCTGCGCCTCGATGACCTGGTCGCGCGGCAGCACCAGGCCGCGGCGCTCGGCGAGCTCGAGCTTCTTGAGTTCGGCGTCGTAAAGCGCCCGCTGCGTGTTGGCCTGGGTAAACTCGCTCGGCGCCGGCGCGGCCGGCGGAGCGAGCGGCAATTCATTGCGCAGATGCCGTGCGGTCTCAGCGCCCTGCAGCTTCGCCGGGTCGGCGTTCGCACCGCGGGCGCGATCGTATTCGGCGACGTTGATGCCGGTGACGCGACCGCGGCCGTCCTTGCGGATCTCGGAGAGGCTTCCGGCCTCAATCAACCGGGCCACCGTCTTCTGCACCGCCTGTTTGGAGATGCCATCGCGCGCCGCGATCTGCGGCATCGACCAGATCAGGCTCGCTGGCGCCGTGGCCACGCCGACAACCTCATGGAGCATGGCGGTGACAACCGTTGACAACCCAATTTTTGCGCGGATTAACTAGCGGTTTTTCGGGCGCGGCGCGGCCGCTTTGGAGGGCCGCCGGGGAAGGACCCGCCGGCCCTTAGCCTGCCCGTGCTCTGCCGGAGAGGATGGCGCCGATCTCGTAGTCGATACGAGCTGGAAGCTCAGTCTCGACCGTGGTCTCGAAAGCTTCCTTGGTTTGATCCTTCACCATCTCAGCCGGGATCGCCGGCCCCCACAGCTTACGGATCGGATAGCGCGCGTCAGTCTTGCGCTCGAAGACGTGTTCGCCGAGCGAAGCGACGATGAACGTATGCGGGAAGACGCGCCGCTTGCCCCAAGGAGCGGCACTGACCCCCCTCTGCGTCTGACGGGCGGCGAACTCCTTAAGGGAAACGTAGCCGCCGAGCGCCTTGATCAGATAGGTCAGCGAGCTGCCAGCGCGATAGGTGTGCAGC